CGCCACTCTGAGTCATCATATTTTTGAGCATCTCAATACGCTCAGACTCAGTTGCGTTGACCAAATCTAATGTATTTAGATAGGGGCCGCCCATCATTGCGTTCAACTCACCCACTGCGTCTGCGGCGGAGCCAATATCATCAAATTTGGTAGCTACAGAGAGCATCTTGCTCATTTCAACGCCAGTCACGGCAGAAATAGCAGACAATTTTTTGAACTCGGCACGGGCCTTTGGAAGAGAATAGGCAGCTAAGTGGGTCATGGCTGAATCAAAGTTGTTCGCCACTGTGTCTGCTGCTTGGCCCGTTGCCCGGGCAATATTTACTAATTCAGCACCTAAAATTTTACCTTGACCAATTATATTTGATTTTCGATAAGTTTTACCAATGGTGTCCAGAGCTTTACCAAAGCCTTCTGCACCTAGTCCAACTTTTGCGAATCGGATGCCCATTTCAGTGAGCCCGTCTGCAAGAGCCGTGTTTTGTTTGCGGTTGGTGCCTATTAAAATGCCATAAGTTCGAGATGCTTTTGTGAGGGATGTCATCATCTCTGTGACGCCTTTGATGGTTGCGCCAAGCATTCTGTTTCTTTTTTGTAGTCGGATTACTCGACCAGAAAGGTTTTTGGTAGCAGAATCGCTCCGCATGACCTGGCCCGTAAAACTCGCAAACCCAGTAGTGACGGTGCTAAGTTCTGTATATAGAGTCTTCGCCTCTGTCATTACTCTGTTGAGAAAATCACCAACAATCGGAGCTTTTTTGGCACCAAACGCTAGCAAGAATGAAGATACCTGCTGGAATGACTCACTCTTACCAATGGCACCAAGAGTCTTTGCGGCCCCTGTAGTGGGGGCAACACTTGACAGCGTAGTGGCGAGACCTGCACCCATTGCATTCGCATTCTTTGCGGTACCGGCAGTGCTAGCGTTTAGTTTCTGCGTGACAGCTAACTGCTGATTAAGTGTGCTTAAGTTTTTCTGGTCGCTAGTGAGGTTTCGATTTTTAGACTTTTCAAGGGCCTTGTTCGCTTCGCTTAGTTTCTTGGCTGCAGCTGCCAACTGCGCCTGAGTATTGGCTTCTTTACCTGCTGCATCAGAAATTAATTGCAAAGCCTTTAGACGCGTTTTCGCGGCCTCTGTAGCGCGGTTCTCATCATCAATGAGGGAACCATAAGATTTTTTAAGAGCTTCAGCCATGGCTTCTTGCTCTTTCATCCCATCCTGAAGGTTCTTTAGCAAAGTTGCAGCCGCTTTGTTTGCAGTATTCGAACCTTTTGCAATAGTCTCTAGACTCTCTGCAAGTTTTGTCAGATCTGCCCCTTTAAGCTGGGCTATTAATTGTGTTAAATTGGTGGGCACCTCTGCCATATTGCAAAAACCTCAAAAATATTATACAACTATAAATAGTTAAATAGGTGAAAATATATTAATATTTGATCCTATTACCTAGAAGCCTCTTTTTGAGCTTCCACCTCTTTTTGCTTTTGATCCAATAATTTTTCAAAATACCATCTTCGCAAACCAACAGGTAAATTATACATTTCAGTTAGAGTCCAATTACTATAGTATTTCATATAGAAAAATTGCTCATATACATCTTTCATGTATTTAGGAGTTAGACCAAAAAAAGTCCGCACTAAGCGGAACCTCCAAGATGTCCGCATGGCCGCAGTGAGCGCATTTAAAGTCGTGCTTCAGGTCCAGGCTTGGGACAAGATTATCATATACTTTTCTTATATATCGCGCCTGAAGCGCCGGCAGTGAGTTGATAAACCCATTAAGAGAGTTTGCATCTGAAACCCCATTAACAGAGATAATAAAAGCTCTAAGAAAGTCTGTCATGGGTGTTTCAGGAAAATTTCTCTTCTTCTTGTGTTCGGCCATTCTATTTAAGGCTTTTTCGTCGTGACCAGTTAAAAGGCGTGCCTCTACTACAAAATCTGTAGTGGGTAGGGGAATTAAAAATGTGTTATTTTCGGTTAAAGTGATGTTTTTTTCTTGCAAAAAAGAATCATCGGCGTTGTTAGTTTGTAACGTGCTTAAGTCAAATTCATACTCTTGCTGCTCAGAACATGCAGGGCACGTAACATTTGTTTGGTAGATCGTGCCATAGCCATGAGCGCGTGCTGAGATGATCAGCGCGTTTTTATCCCCCAAGAGCAAGTCATCCACGTTAACACTCCTATTTACAATAAGGTTTTCCAGCATTCTTTCGAGCGCGAGACCTTTTCGCAAAAGCGCCTGGGAAGTTAAAATATCTTCTTCTTTTGTCGTCATGTGTTTCATTTCAATGACGCTTTGGTTGTGAAGTGGGTGGCCGTTGGGATAATACCTCCCTTCACTCGGAAGCTCTACAAACTCGGTTGGAGTGATAAAATTCAAAACTTGTGCTTGTGGTGCGGGCATTTCTGGCGGTGGTGAAACGTTTGCCGGCGCCGGCTCCGCAATTGGGCCGAGACGACCTTCATTTCTACTGCTCATGTTAAACCTCTCTTTTTTGTTTGTTAATTATAATACACAGTCATTAATAATTTAAATCTATTTTTAAGATTTAATCAATTCTCATTTTTTTGGCGAAATCGCTGGCAACTTTATCGAGAGCCTTTGATACCGGTTTTTGAGATTTTCCCTTCCCAGCTCTTTCAATGCGAGACTCAAGAAGGCGATCTCCCCATGTGCTGGAATATTCAAAGTCTTTGTAATTAAAAGACAAATCAATTGTACTGAGGCCGCTTCCTTGATAATTTATTGATGAAAAGTTTACAGAACTTAAGATGGGGAAGTGAATTATCCACTGGCCTATTGTTTGCCCTTTGTTATCAAATTCAATAATATAAAAACGCGCAGGATTATCTTTCATCGCCATCTGAATTGGTTGTGGCTTTGCAAACCCGTCTTGCTTGATGGCGACCATTTTTTCAGTGTACTGGGCTGTCTTTCCCTGTAATGTTAAGGAGGTCTGGACTGCAGCGGCTGTGTTAGCCCCCTTGTTATGATTCGACACGTCTATTAGGGTAACGCGCATGGCCTTTGTGTTATAGCCGTTTGTAGGATATTCAATTCGCTGGAAATCTCCTGTCTCCAGTTGATATTCTGCCGCGGCAGTCCCTATTTGAGAATATCCAGGTCTATCAAACGAGCGAACCAAATAGGGCTCAATGTTTTGTAGGCCATCTCCTCCAAATATAAGATCTGGAAAAACCATTATGGCCTCAAAGACTCTTTTTGGCCTAGCTTCATTGCTTGACCAAAATTGAAAAGCCTTTGGGTTGAAAAAACTTACTTTAGGAGCCATAATTTAGCACACCTTACTATTCGCTAAAACCGAGTTCCTTTTGGTATTCGGCTATCGTAGTTGGTTGATTCATTCCGTTAACCATGATCTGGTTAGGTACTGGCTGCTCAGGTGACGAAGGTGCACCCTCATATTGAGCCCAGTCGTAACGGAATGTCATCTGTATGTTAACCATGGAATCTGTTTCATAGGAGAGTTCTCCAAAGTTAACAGCCGAAATCCATGCGTTGTAAAGTGACCACTTTTCAATTGGATTGCCTTTTGCATCAATTTGTTGAATGCTGGGCACTCCAAGTGCTTGGACTGAATCTTTCTTGCTGAAAGAACGCTTTGCGTCCTCTTGAGTTCCAGGGATAGCATAACCAGAGGCTTGGAGAGTTTTAACAATTAAAGCAGACGCATCAGGGAAAACAGGATCAACTAAGCTAATTTGCAGCTCCTGCCACTGAATCCTACCAGGGTAGTAAAAAGTGTGAGCAACAAACTGGTGCTGTACAGATTCAACTGTAAAGTTGGGCTTGCCCGATGTTTTAATAACATATGTTGGAATTTGGTTCAGAACTAGAACCCACCGATAACTCCTTTTAGGATCTACCGTGGTAGAATTCCAAAACTGTTCATTTTTGATTGTCATTTGTTAAAATCTCCTCTTCTATTTATAAATAGAACTAAATTAAATTTTTAATCCTCAAAAGATGCTCCTGAATTGGTAATAACAAAATCAATTGCAATGTACTCAATCGAACGCGCTGGTTTAATGTAGATTTTCGCATACATGATGTTTCTGTCCACAAGATCAGGAGTAGTAGTTGTTTCGTCAAGAAGGACTTTGTAGTCTGTCAGTCCCAGGCCGGCCTTGACGTCTGCCAAGAATGGCTCAACCTTAGACTTAAAGCGCGTCCAAGTTACTTCCACGTTCTGATCAAAAAGAATCGTGGCAGCAAATCGAGAAACTTGCTTCTTTAAGTAAATAAGAAGTCTTCTTACGTTAATTCTGTCAAGTGCGCTAGCGCCAACTTGCAGGGTTTTCTGGCCGAAGACCACAATACCTTCTGCAGGGAAAGAAGCGATTGGATTAATTTGATTTTCGTACAATCGATCTCTCTGCTTAGAGGTTAGCTTTTCCTCAACTCCGACAACGGGAACGCCGCCGGCACGATTTGCGCTTAGTCCGCCGCGAGTAAATCCGGCAGGAGCAAACCATAGTTGAGAGTTGGCCTCTCCGTAAGACATTGCACCCATGGCGACAACCGAAGGTGGTGCCCAAAGCGTTACACCAGCAATTGTGTCTCTAATTTGGACCCATGGGTAGTATGCACATCCGTAGCTGCTGTTAATCTTGAGGCTATTTCTCTTATTCTTTACAACAGTAGCAACGTTTCCGCGTCGTTCAATACGGGTTTTGTCCGATTCAGATGGAGGCTTGTATCCTCCCTCCAAGTCGATAATTGCAAGAGAGTCGCCTCGATTTTCACACATATCAACAAGTTTGTTGTTGAGTGCAGTGTTAGTAAGACCAGGCATTGAAGCAATATTGTATTCTACCACTTCAGGGTCTGCCAACGTATCCATAGCTACCGAAATAGAATTGAATGGGGCATCCGAGGTTGCTTTTGCGGCCGACGTCCACTGTGAATTCCGGAAAGGGTCGCTCTCAGTGATGTCTAGACCGTCAGCTCCACCAGCCAAGCATGTCGTGAATTGCATCCAGCCTGCCGTTTCGCCACCGTAATTATCATCGATAACACTTAAGTAATTTACGCTTCCTGGCCCAGCAACAGAAGCTGACAAGGATGCTGTATGCGCCGTGTAGGAGAATCCTTGCACGCGAGAGCCAGACTGATATACAGCATGAGATGAGTAGGCAGCGTGCATCCAGGCGCCGCTAACAGCAGAGTTTCTAACATCGTCCAAAGTAAAGATCCACATGTCTTCGGTTTTACCAGATGTGGAATCGTAACCTTCAAGGTCCTCGCACTTCGTTCGAAGGACATCAGTCACACTTTCATCAAAGCGAGAGCTATTGTAGGTGGTGTCCACACCGAAGTAAGCATCTTTGGGGTCTGCCAAAGAAGCGCCCTCTGAAGAGCTAACTCGAAGCCTCAAGCGCGGGAATTTAAATCCAGCGAGAGCGGTAGAGCCCGAATAACAGGCATAAATCTTCTTGGCCCCCAATAAATCGTCGGTTGCCGGAAGTGTACCAGAGGTGGATGGCGTTGAGACAAACGGGTCAGCAACACCAACACCAACAAAGGCGCCTGTGTCAGCGATGAGTTTTTCACTTGCATTAGTGCTCTTGTAGCCTCGAATAGATCCAGAGGCGCCAACTCCCCAGCCAACGTAGCGAGGGGGACCATAAACACCGTATGGCAGGCACTTTTCATTGATAACTGCGCGCTGGGTGTCGTCATGTTCTTCGACATAAATATAATTGGAGATATTATCAAAATCTCCATAAGTTCTGTATCTTTTGTCTATATCGTCCCATTGAACAAACTTATTACCAATCTTGCGTGCAATGTAGTTGTTTGACGCAGGATCGAGATTGCATTCATTGTATTGTTCTATAATAACTGGCGCAGCATCTGTGTCGCGGATATCGCGAACCACAACAGTAAAGGTACCGTATTGATTGGTATCAAGAGGATCTGCAGCTCTCAAATCTTTAATTCCGATTTTGATTTTCCGCTGCGTTTCTTCGCCAAGCTCACGACTGTTAAATCTGAAAAGTTTTTGCATCTTTTCGGGATTAAATGATCCAGTCGTGTAGCCGCGGTTAGAGGAATTCGGCGCGACGGCGCCTGCTCCAGCTGTGTCCAAATCTTGAGCAATGAACCAGCCTGTTTTAGCAAACTGCTTCTTTGGGCTCTTAGTTGGGGACATTTTAAAGTTAGCCCCATCTGTGGCCTCATTTGGAGTGGCAAGACGCATAATAATGCCGTATGTTGATCCCGGCACAGAACCGGAAATACCTTCTGCCCCACCTCTATGTGGGAAGGTGCGTAGATTTCCTTCAAAAGATTCTCCAAGCCAGAAGTTGGTGTCATTGGTGGCCCCAACGACGGTGGAATTTGTTCTGATTGGGTTTGTGTTAAACACTTTTCGAATAAAGCGTGGTGAATCAGGGTCAAAGTTAAAAGCAGTGGTAGAAACAATCGCGTCACTTTCATTTCTAACGGTGGCCTTGAATGTGGTTCCGCCGCTTACTGCCTGATAAAATGTAAAGGCAGAAGATGATTGTTGTGTGACCGCCGACGCTGTAAGGGCCAAATTTCCACTAAGCTGAATACTTCCTTTTGTTAAGTACCAAACAGCAGCCAAGGTTCCTGTCATTAGACTGGCGTTCCCCCACGAACCACTGAAGTCGAAATTTTTTGGGGCACCGGTGCCTCCAATTGCGCCAGTTATGGCGTTGGAAGGGGCTCTATCTTCACAAATGAAGAGGCCATAGGCGCCGTTGTTGCTGGCGCCAGCAGTGTTAGACCCAACACTATCGGCAGTTGCCCAGCCGGCATAGCCAGACGCAACAGCAGACGAGTTCGTCTGGCCTAGCAGCCTAACCACAGTCATAGGAGAGTTGTTTCGCAGCCACGCTTGAGCGGCGTATGCGGCATATGTAGGTGAAGTGTAATTTCCGTAACGAAAAACGTCTCCGCCTTGTCCACCCGGTATAGGGTTACCAAAAACTTCTACAAATTCAGAAAATGAATCAACTTGTATTGGTTTTAGGGCCGGCCCTCTCTCCATTCTTCCGATAACGGCAGGGCCAATGGCTGCTGGCAGTGCAGGCAGCTGAGAATTATCAATTTCATTAATAAAAATTCCCGGTGATATAAACTTAAACTTCTTGTAAGACATATGCTGTTTTCTCCTTTAAACAGGGGGGTGCTATTTCTTTAATAAATAGTAGTACAATAAAGCAAAAACCTTTTTTAATCTTATTCTCTATAAAATCCAGATTTTGGATCAAAGCCCTGTTCGTCACCCACTATAACTCGCTCTCTAGGTATTTTAACTTCAACCGCATTTTCCGTTTTAATAATTCTAGGGCGTTCTTGATTTTCACCCTCACCAATAACATAACCAAGAACCTCAAAATTCACAACAGTTTGAAAAATTCTTTCTTCTTGATCAAATGATGTGATATTGTTGTTTTGAGTTAGGTCTGATTGCAAAAAAGTTTCATATGTGTGACCATCCCTTTCTATTAAGAAAGAATTAATATGACCACCCAATGTAACAAAGGGCTGGAGCATCTGATTCATGTGTTGTTGGTAGTTTGCCTGAAGTGTTACTTGATAAGATATGCTAACATAAACCGGCTGTGGGACTGAAAG